ATGCTGGTCCCCTCGCAGATCGGAATATGCAACCGGGCGCTCGACCGCATCCGCGCGCCCGCCATCGCGGACATCAACGAGAACTCGCTTCAGGCGCAGAAGTGCAGGCTTCACTATCCCGAAGTCATCGCCAACATGCTCGAAGGTCCGCACGACTGGAGCTTCGCCAATCAGCGCGTCCAGATGGCGCAAGCCGGGACCAATGCCCGACCGTTCGAATGGCTGTTCGCCTATCTCCTGCCGGCCAATTGCGCGTCGCCGATCTGTGTCCTCCCCGACCTCACGACGCTTGGCCTCGCAATCCCCGTGGCCGTTCCGGGCGAGCCATTCTCGGAAGCGTGGGCCGTTATCAACAACTATGCGCTGCCCTATGTGATCGAGGCGGGCATCCTCTACTGCAACGCGCAGAATGCATGGCTCGACTTCACCATCAACGACATCGCCGGAATCCCGATCTCGAACCTCTGCGCGCGAGCGATAGAGATCGAGCTTGCGATGCTGCTCGCGGTCCCGGTCAAGGGCGATTCGACACGCGAGAAAGAGCTTGCGACCATGTCCGAGCTGGCGTGGCAGAAGGCAATCGCCGACGACCGCAACCGGCAGCCGCAATGCTGGGGCAATTACGTCTCGGAAGCGATCTCCGTCCGGCACGATTGCGACATCGTCTGGCCCCGGTACGACTAAATGGGCGTCAGGGTAGCAATCCAAAACTTCTCCAAGGGGGAGATCAGCCCCGAGGTTGAGGCCAGGTTCGATCTCGACGTCTATCGCGCGGCCCTGAGGAAGGCGTCGAACGTCATCATCCGAAGGACGGGCGGGGTGAAGAAGCGCCCCGGAAGCCGCTTCGTCGCCACGGCGATCAACCCGTCGGCGAGGCTGTTTCCGTTCCAGTTTTCCGACACGCAATCCTATTGCCTTGAGCTTGGACAGGCGGCGATGCGTCCGCTCGCTCTTGGCGGCGAGGTGCTGGAAACCGGCCTCAAGGTGACGGCGATCACCAACACCAACACGGCCAAGGTGACTGCCGCCTTTCATGGATATTCGGTCGGCGATCCGCTGTGGTTCGACGCGGTTCAGGGGATGCTCGAGATCAACGACCGCCCGCTGACCGTGGTCGATGTCCCCGACAGCAACAACTTCCATGTGAACTTCGACGCGACGGCGGCGGGCGTGTTCACGGCGGACACGGGCGGACAGGTGAACACCGCTCCACCACCGCCGCCGCCGGCGCCTCCCGCCGTTCCTCCTCCGCCCCCGCCTCCTACACCGCCGGTCACTGGTGGAGGGGGATCGTTCAACGGTGGCGGCGGGCTGGGCTTTGGCGGGGAAATCCCCTGATGCCCGTCTATCGCCGATATACGGCAGCCACGCCCTTCAACGTATCCGAGCTCGCGGCGCTCAGCTTCGCGCAGGTCGCGGACGTCATCTACTTCGCACACCAGAATCATGCGCCGGGAAAGATCGAACGGCTGGCGCATACGAATTGGCCTTTTTCTACCGTCACGTTCGGCCCGCTTCAGAGTGCTCCGACGAGCGTCACGGGATCTGCGACGACGCCAAACACCGACGCCGCCAATTCGGGCAATGCCTATTTCCCGGAACCTGCCACCTATGTCGTCACCGCGGTGGACATCGCGACGGGGCAGGAAAGCCGCGCATCGTCCGGGGTTTCGCTCACCAACGATCTCACCCTCAAGCGCAACTTCAACACGGTGAGCTGGACTGCTCCAACCTTCTCGTCATCGCAGGGTGGTTACTACCGGGTCTATAAGGCCGAGAACACGGGATTCCCCGGTTTCATCGGGGCGACGACCGATCTCTCGTTCGTCGACGACAACATCGATCCCGACACGTCGTCGGGCCCTCCGACGGGCTTCAACCCATTCCCAGGCATCGGGGATTTTCCGGGGCTCGTCCGCTTCCACGAACAGCGGTCGTGGTGGGGAAACACGGTCAATCACCCGAACGCGCTCTACGCGTCCCGCTCCGCCGATTACGAGAACATGGACTTCCGGCAGCCGGGGCAGGAGGACGACGCGCTGTCGATTGCGCTCGTCACCGAGAAGGTCAACGTCATCAACCAGCTTGCTTCGACCAAGCAGGGGCTTCTCGCGCTCACCTCAAACGTCGTGTTCAGCGTGCAGGGGTCCAATGACACGTTCATCACCGCCACGCCTCCGCCCCGCGCGGTGGTCGAAATCACGCGCGGTGTATCGACCCTGACCCCGATCCTGATCGACGCGGCGTTGCTTTATCAGACGGTCAAGACCGGGGAGGTCCGGGCGCTCGGCTATGAGTTCGAGATCGACGGCCTCAAGACCGACGATGTCAGCATCTTCTCGCGCCACCTGTTCGACAATCATTCGATTGTCCGCTGGGGTTGGGTTGAAAAGCCCCACTCCGCGATCCTTGCCGTCCGCGACGACGGGGCGATTCTCGCGCTGACATGGGATCAGGCGCAGCAGGTGTGGGGCTGGACCGTGTGGACCACGGACGGGCTTTATCTCGACGTGTGCCCGATCACCGAACAGGGCGAGGACCGGGTTTATACGCTCGTCCAGCGGACGGTGAACGGTCAGGCCGTCACCTATGTGGAGCGATTTGCGTCGGACCTGTGGACGACCCAGGACCAGGCTTGCTATCTCGATTGCGCGAAAACCTACCTCAACGCGGACACGTCCGTCACCACCTACGACCGGCTCGATCATCTTGAAGGCCGAACGGTGTATGCATGGGTCGACGGCGCGCTCTTTACCACCGGGCCTGACGGCAGTCCGCTGGTCGTAACGAACGGGTCTATTACCCTTCCCATCGGCGGATTGACCGTCACCATCGGGCTTCCGTTCACGGCGGAAATCGAGACCCTTCCTTTGGCGATGCAGACGAAGGGCGGGTGGAGCGTCGCTCGTCCGCAGGACGTCGGCCATGCGGTCGTCAAGGTGATCGACAGCCGGAACGTGCTCGCGGGCCCGAGCGAGGATCAGCTGTTCGAGATCAAGACGCGCGAGTTCGAGGCGATGGGCCAACCCACAGACCTGTTCACCGGCAACTGCCAGGTCGACATGGCCGGGACCGTCGGCGACGAAGCGACGGTGATCGTCCGGTCGGACGTTCCGGCTCCGATGCAGATCGTGGGCGTGTTCATCGAACCATTGATGGGCAATGTTTCGTGATGATCGTCCCCGCGCGGCTGACTCACATCGGGCCGCTCGCAAGCAGGATGAGAGACGCCGACAAGCGAGAGTGCCGCGCGTTGGGGAGGACGCCGAAGGAGGCCCTGAGGATGGGGCTGGTGATGAGCAGCCATGTTCTCACCGCGATAGACGCCGAGGGAAGCCCTGTGGCGATGTTCGGGGTTGTCGCCGTCAATATGCTCACCGGAGTCGCGCATCCGTGGTTCCTCGGTACTGACAGGGTATTTATGCATCCGCGCGAGCTTTTATGCATCGGGCGAAAGGTGCTGACTTGCTGGCGCGATGAATATCCATGCATGGAAAATATCGTCGCGGCGGACAATGATCGCGCGATCCGGCTGCTGAAACACTGGGGCGCGGAGTTCGGGGGTGAGGAGACGCATCGCGACGTCACTTTCATCAGGTTCGCATTTCCGGCGATTCAAGCCCTGGCGTTGGCGGCATAGGGTCGGCTCTATGTGCCACCTGACATTGGATGACCTGAAGGCCCGCTGCAAGGTGAACGCCGACGGCTGTTGGGAGTGGCAGCGCGCTCGCGACAAAGACGGATATGGGTTTTACTCAACTCGCGTCGCTGGGCGCTCTATTTGTTGGCGCGCTCATCGCTTGACCTATGAGCGCGTCAAAGGGCCGATTCCGGTTGGGCTTCAGATCGACCACCTCTGCCGGAACCGCGCCTGTTGCAACCCGGCCCACCTCGAAGCGGTAACCCCGCGCGAGAACCAGCTTCGGGGCTTCGGCGTCGGCGGAATTAGCGCGAGAAAAACGCATTGCGCTAAGGGTCATCCGTTTAGCGGTTCAAACCTCTATCGCGATCCGCGCGGGTGGCGCGGCTGCAACGCGTGTCGAAATGCTGCCAGCGCTCGCCTGCAAGAGAAGCGGAGGGCCTGACCTTTGTGCTTGCCTCTGGCCGCTGCCCTTGCCGTCGCTGGCGGCGTCACGTCTGCGATGGGTCAGCTTGCGGCTGGGCAGCAGGCGAAGGCGCAGGCCAATTACAATGCCGCCGTCGCGAAGGAAAACGCGAAACAGGAGGTCGACGCCTATCAGGCTGAACGGGGAGCGCAGGTTCAGGAGCGCCAGAACTTCCATCAGCAGGTCGGGCAGATCAAGGGCCAGCAGGTCGCAGGCATGGCGGCCAACAATATCGATCCCGGTTTCGGCTCGGGAGCCAGGCTTCAGACGGACACGGCCAAGCTCGCCGATGCGGACGCGACGGCCCTCTACCGCAATCAGGAGCAGAAGGCGAAGAGCTACCTCATCAACGCCAGCAACTACACGGCGGAAGCGACAGCCCAGAAGATGCAGGGCTCGGCGGCTGTAACGGATTCCTACTTCGGTGCCGTGAGTTCGCTTCTCGGGGCCGCATCGCAGGGAGCGAGCTTGTCCGCCAAAGCCATGCTCGGGGGATAGCGTGGCTAGAATCCAGGTCT